GCCGTTGTATATTTCAAACCCAAACCACTCAGCCACTCAGAAAAAGTAACTTGATTTATCTCATCGTGCTCCAACACCGCTACAACGTGATCGTCACCAAAAGTAGCTGGCCGAAACCATGACATATGGTTGGTGGTATCAATATTCTTGTAGATTAAAAACACATACCAATAAGCTGCATTAACTAAGGAATTAAATGCTGCGGTTAAATAACAACCCGATGGCATCCCCCCATAGGTACGATACACTGTACCATCTATCAAATGGTATCCACAGAAGACTCTTTTCAACAGTCCCAACCTAAACTCAGAAAATTCATCATCGTAAAAGTCGTTAGCCATATGTCCAATAGCATTCATCAGCTCGTAGTGCATACCCTTATCAAAGGCAGAGTAATCTCCCGCGATGTATTGCCCATCTATATCAAGATATTCTACTAGCGCGCCAATATCATTAGGATTTTGAGAAATACCTAACTTTATCGGGCTAGTTTGTTGTTTCTCCATAATATACATAACAAAATGTCCGAATAGTTGTTTAAGGACTATGTTGACGTGTACGGGTAACATGGTGAACACTCGTGTCTTTGCTGCTTCGACCTTCTCCAAGGGCAGTCGCTCATCCTTTAGCATATCGACAAACAGAAACTTATCCTCTTCGCCAGTATCCTCCAACAACTTCTCACATGCTCGACGCAACTCCGGATGAATAAACTTCTTGTCAAGGTCTATGAGTTCCCTGCGCGACGCAAATTTCTCGATCCATGACCATCCTATACCCGATTTTGAACTGATGGACTTGTTTCGTGTATCGTTAGCATCACCCAATACCGCTTCCTCAATTGATAACACTCTCCTCTTGTCTCGGGGTTTATTGTGGGGAAAATACCAATCCTTTAACAACTCCACTCCAGCATCAACTTTCTTTAAATCCAATGGCCTCTTTTTTAAAAAGTTTTTCCGAAAGTTTATCAGTAGAGGATATATGTGTCTAAATGTTCC